AATACAACATGTGGGGAAAATAATGTTGTGTGAATATTGCTTGGTTAATACTGTGATGTTGAACAAAAACAAGAAAACTTTTTCTAGATTTTGTTCCGCACACTGTAGGTCTGCGTATACCTGCGATATCAGGAAAAAAACCAACATAGAAAAATATGGGGTAGATAACCCATTCAAATCAATTGAAATTCAGCAAAAACGGAATCTGACTTGCTTGGCAAAGTATGGAGTGGAAAAGGTATCTGATTCCCCAGAACAGATGAAAATAATCAAGGAAAAACAAAAAGCAACATGTATGAACCGGTATGGAGTTGAATTTGCTCAGCAACATTCTTCTATCAAAGAAAAAATGCGAACATCTTGGGGCAAGTATTCAGGTGGACATCCGTTAAGTGATCCTGTGGTTAGAGCCAAGCGGGAAGAGACATTACTATCTAAGTTTGGAGTGAAACATCCCATATTAGCACCTGAAATCGCGGCGCGATGTAGGTCTGGATACAGCAACACTATTGCCAAAAATCGTAAACACCTACTTGATACTATACCAGAGCTAACTGACAAGGTTTGGTTAGAAAGGGCAGTGAATGACATTGGCTGTGTTGGGATAAGTTCGTTGCTTGGTATTAGAGTTAGTGTTGTTCGGGATAGTATCAAAACACAGGGAATAGTATTACCCAACAAACGAAGAAGTATTTTTGAAAAACAGGTGTGTGCCTTTATTAGCCAACATTACCTAGGCGAAATTTTAACTAATACCAAATTGTCAGGAACAGAAATTGACATTGTACTGCCTGAATTAAAGTTGGCAATTGAGTGTAATGGTACATACTGGCACTCTGAATTGAATGGACGTGATCGGCATTTCCATCAATCAAAAACCGCACTGTGCCATGCTAATGGTTATCAATTAATTCATATTTGGGACCATGACTGGAACGGCAAACCTGACCTAATTAAATCAAGAATCAAATCAAAACTGAGTGTTAATTCTGTGGTTGGTGCTAGAAAATGCTCAATTAAAGCAGTGGATTCGAAAGAGGCTAATCTATTTTTGAATGAAAACCATATTCAAGGCACTTGCCAGGCATCAATACGGCTGGGATTATATTTTGGTACCACACTAGTAAGTCTGATGACTTTTGGGAAAAGTAGATTTAACAAGGCCGTTGAATACGAATTGCTTCGATATACCAATGCCTCAAATTTGACTGTAATGGGCGGAGCGAGTAAACTATTTGCTCATTTCAGAAAAACTTACATGCCCAGTTCAGTAATCTCGTATTCCGATGTTTCATTCAACAGTGGGGCACTGTATCAAATTTTAGGATTCGAGTGGACTCATCGTTCTCCACCCGCATATTATTACACCAAAAACTACATTGATTTAGAATCGCGCGTCAAATTTCAAAAACACAAATTAAAATCAATGTTGGATGAGTTTGATGCTAACTATTCTGAATGGGATAATATGAAACTAAACGGGTATGACAGAATTTGGGATTGCGGAAACGATGTTTGGCTATGGAAATTTCCTAACTAATGTTATGGATCTTCTCTTAGATTTTTTTTGACTTAGTTCATTCATACTACATACTGGCCCATGTAAAATAGCTAGGCTTTTATTGTTGAAAGTTCTTATATACGGCTTGAAAATCGCCCAACTTTCTTTTAGGAATAGGTTAATGGGAATTAGTCTATTGCTTTCCCACCACCATATTTCACCTAATTCTAAGAATTTTTCTTTTTCTGTGGGGTCAGCGATAGCACCATAGTCATATATAGTAGTCACTATATCATCTCGATTTTGTACTATACCCACATAGTCTTGATTGGCGTAAGAGCATACCGTTATAAACGGATGGCTTAGAGTCAGTTTTTTAAAAAAATCATGATTAAGCATATATTGTTATTTATCACTTGGTCACCAAGTGATAAATAATGTCATGTATACTACTTCAGTTTTTCATTATATTCCGAGACAAATTGTTGTCTTACTATCAGGATATTCTAATAGGAAATATATGCCCCAATACTCAAAACCTCTTCAATTACACCGGGGAGTTGACAATCAAATTCAATTTCAGTTCTTAAACCAGGAACAAAAACCAGTGGATATTACTGGTAAATCCATAATATGTCGAATAATCAATAGCGAGGGTGACCAAATATTAATTGAAAAGGCATTGACTTTACAGTTGCCAGTGACTGGAATTGCTGCCCTTATTCTGAATGCAGCCGATACTGAGAATGTTGCTCCACAAAAAGCATATTATACCCTACAAATTCCTGTGGGAGAATTTGACTATCCTGTTTTTATAGATCAAAATGCTGGGGCAAGGGGTGACATGAACATAGTAAACAGTGTTTTACCCAGATTTGTCCCATCCCAGGCTGTATCTATACCTACTGGGCAATCTTTCCCTAATTTGAGTAATATTCCCAACGGCATTTCTCAAACATACTATAGTAGTATTGTAAATACTCAAGATAATCCTATCCTTACATTTCAAGCCAATTACACTAATTATGTGGGTAACGTGACTATACAGGGTAGTACTATCGCAGATGGTGATTGGTACCCAATATCTGTACATTCATATATGGACGTTACTGATACTCGTGGGTATACTATTCGTGGATTCCACCCATATATAAGGATGCAATTTGTCAGCACTACTGGTTCGGTCACTGACATTTTAGCCAGATAATATTGTGATTTTTCTTGTAGTATGCTATACTGCTTGAATGTTTGATATCCTATCTGTCCTCGCTGGCAAGAAAAAGCTAACACCAAGTGGTTGGTATACCCTAAATGCGGTGTGTTGCCACCATAATGGGCATTCACCCGATAAAAGATCGAGGGGTGGGATAAAATTTGAGGGATCTACTAATTGGACTTATAATTGCTTTAATTGTCAATATAAATGCCATTTTGTTTTAGGTAGGGCTATCAGCTATAATACTCGTAAATTATTGAGTTGGTGTGGTATAGACCATGATCAAATTCAAAGATGGAACTTAGAAAGCCTACAGAAAAAAGATTTATTGGACCTCACCACATATATAAAAAAAATAAAGGTTAGTTTTGAAGATCGGTCATTATCTAGCTGCGAACCCCTAGAACTTAGTAACCCAAACCATAAACAATACATAGATTATCTACACAGAAGGAAGATGGATAGTACAGATTATTCCTTTTATGTTAGCCCCAATGACGTGGGGCGAAATTCTAAACGAATAATAATTCCATACTTCTTCAAAAATAAAATAGTAGGCCATGCCAGTAGATTCATTGATGATCAACTTCCCAAATATATCCAGGATCATCAGCCTGGATATGTTTTTGGCATCGATTTTCAAAAATCCAATTGGCAAAGTTGTATTGTTACAGAGGGTATATTTGACGCGCTTAGTATTAATGGATGTGCCACCATGCATAATACAATAAGTGAGGGCCAGGTCATTATGTTAAATAATTTGAACAGGCGAATAATAGTGGTACCTGATCAAGATGCTGCTGGATTGGAGATATGCGACCGCGCCGCGGATTTGGGATATCAAATCAGTTTGCCCGAGTGGCACGATGAAGTTAAAGATGTAAATGATGCTGTAATAAAATACGGTAAAATACCAACACTGTTAAGTATTATTAGCGCCGCGACAAGTAGCAAAGTAAAAGTAAAACTAAGGAGGAATCAGATTGCTAAAAGATTATAATAAAGGTATTCAAATGCTTTTTTTACGCATGATGATCTCTGACGCAGAATTATATACTAGGGTGATGAATATCATGGCCCCTGATAATTTTGATAAAAGCTTGAGACCAATCGCTGCTATGTTCATAGAATATAGTGAAAAATATAAAACATTGCCTGATTTTGATCAAATATTAGCAACCACAGGAATAGAATTAGAACCTATTAGTGAAATGAATGCGGGCCACTCAGAGTGGTTTTTGGATGAGTTCGAGTCATTTACAAAGAGACAAGAATTAGAGCGTGCTATTCTTAAAAGTGCTGATTTGTTAGAAAAGGGTGAATATGGTCCGGTTGAAAAATTAATAAAAGATGCAGTTCAAATTAGCTTACAGCGTGATATGGGAACCGACTACTTTGCTGACCCTGAAGGACGGATCCATAAATATTTTACTTCGGGCGGACAAGTATCAACTGGTTGGCCACAGATGGACCGATTATTATACGGTGGATTCAGCCGCGGCGAATTAAACATTTTTGCTGGTGGCTCGGGTTCAGGAAAGTCATTGTTAATGATGAATATGGCATTGAATTGGCTGGAAATGGGCTTGACTGGGGTTTATATAACACTGGAGCTTAGTGAAGAATTAACCTCATTGCGTACTGATGCTATGTTAACACAAACAAGTACCAAAGAAATTAGAAAGTCTATCAGCGATACTGCACTAAAAGTTAAAATGACAGGTAAAAGGTCAGGTCAATATCGTGTTAAAAGCATGCCTGCACAAAGTAATGTTAATGATATTAGATCATATCTAAAAGAGGTGCAGATTCAAACCGGTATCAAAGTTGATTTTGTTATGGTTGATTATCTTGATTTAGTAATGCCGGTTTCAATAAAAGTTTCTCCCAATGATCAGTTTATCAAGGATAAGTATGTAGCTGAGGAATTGCGTAACTTGGCTAAAGAGTTGGGAGTCTTGCTAGTAACCGCTAGCCAATTAAACAGGTGTTTGACATTGGACACCCTAGTTGAAATTAATGGAAAGCAAACCCAAATTGGTTCGGTAAAGGTTGGTGATTACATCGCGTCAAATGAGGGTCCAGTTAAAGTATACGAAGTATTACCTGTTACTAAACAACCCGTCTTTGAAATTACGCTAAAATCCGGAAAGAAGATAAAATGTAGTGCGAAACATAAGTTTCCGACTAAAACAGGATTAAGTTCGCTTGAAGCGGGGCTAAAAGTAGGTGATAAATTGCAGGTTTTGAGTCGCCGCTCCAAATAACATGGTAGGATACAAATAATGTTAGGCATTTACAACACCAGGAGATAATTGACAAATGCATACAATTTTTAATGAACTAATCGATGAATGGGATGAAATCGCATCTATTGAATATGTGGGAGAAGAAGAAACTATTGACATCAATACAACCGGCAACAGATTATTTTACGCAAACGACATATTGACACACAATTCAGCAGTTGAAGAAATTGAATTCGATCACAGTCATATTGCTGGTGGTATTAGTAAAATTAATACAGCAGATAATGTATTTGGTATCTTTACAAGCCGTAGCATGAGGGAGCGGGGTAAATACCAGATACAATGTATGAAGTCTCGCAGTTCTACTGGAGTAGGTAACAAAATTGATTTAGAGTACAATATTGATACCATGAGAATAACAGACGAAAATCCTGATAATTATGATACACGATCATCCCAGCCTGCAGCCAGCGCGAATGATATAATGAATAAGTTAACATCTACTCCCACAGTTATTGATCCTGAAACAGGTGAGATTATGGGATATAAAAAAAATATGATAGTTGATGTGCAGGGATCAAAATTAAAGAATTTACTCAATAGTTTAAAGAAACCATGACGGTAGACGAAATTCTAAAAATTATTGCAGATAATTGTAAGACGGTTACTGGAGCGATAAAATCTAGCACAGCAAGTAAATCATGGTGGATAAGAAATAATTTAGAGGATGTGTTAGACGAAATCCTAAAGCTAACACATTTTTTACCGACTACTGCCCCATTCACGAATCGGGTTTATCACATAGAAAATTCAATCTTCACCCCCATTAAATGTACTGCGTGCGCCAATGTATTAATTTGGCACAAACCCAGTGGCCAATATCGAAAGTACTGTTCATCGAAGTGTGTTTGGTTAGCTACCAAAGAACAGCGAGAGAGCACCAACAGGCGTAAGTATGGCGTTTCCAATCCATTTTCCTCGGATGAAATTAAGATTAAATCTCAGGATACATTGACGAAGAAATATGGAGTTACTAACTATTCAAAATCGGAGATGTTTAAGCAACAGGCTTCCGCAATATGGGCTTCGCGTGAAATACACGAACAACAACGAATAATTACTCAGCGAAAAGAAACATGTCTAGATGTTTACGGCACGCCATCACCCTTCACTAATAGCGAAGTTATCAAAAAAATCAAAGATACTATGATTAGCCGATATGGCGTACCTAGCCCCCTGCAAAATAGTGATATACTAGAAAAGCAACAAAATACCATGCTTAACAGGTATAATCGAGTGAGTTTTCAGCAACGACACATTTCTGATAGTTCACTAGATCAAATCAAAGATGTAGCATGGTTAAAAAATGCTAGCACCACAATGTCACCCACAGAGATAGGAGAGCATTTGGGAGTTTCTTACTCAACCATATGCAAAGCGTTGACTCACCATAACCTTATGGATCCCAGAATCTCGTCTTTTCAACGAGAGATTGGTCTTTTCATGGAGGGACTGGGCAATAAAGTTGAATACAATGTATTGGGTAAATTGTCAGGCAAACAGGAAATTGACATCTTTGTACCAAATATTAATTTGGCAATCGAGTGTAATGGAGTATATTGGCATAGCGAAAACTCGGGCAAAAGGTCAATGAATTACCACTTAAGAAAAACATTAGACTCTACTGCAAACAACACACAATTGGTACATATCTTAGATACAGAATGGCATAATGCAGTTTCTAAAGATATCATATGCAGTAAATTAACACATATTGCTCAGAAAACTCCTAATATTCGCTATGCCAGAAAATGCCAAGTTAAAGTGTTAACTACTACCGAAGCAAGAAATTTTTTGTCTGAGAACCATCTACAGGGCTATACCCACGGCACGGCGAGCTATGGACTATTCCACGAAAATACACTGGTAATGGCGATGACCTTTGGCAAATCCAGATACAATGAAATGTTTGATTGGGAATTAATACGGCTGGCCACTAAAAAATATCACAATGTGGTGGGTGGTGCAAGCAAGTTATTCAACCATTTTATTAATACAATGCACCCTAAAAATATTTTGTCCTACTGTGACCTAAGATGGTCTATTGGTAATGTATATCCTAAGTTGGGGTTCACCCTAAGCCACACTAGCAAGCCAGGATATAGTTACGTAACATCTAGGGGTGAATTGCTGAACCGCACTAGATTCCAAAAACACAAATTAAAATATACATTAGGCAAGTTTGATGCCAATCTCACTGAGTGGGAGAACATGCAACTTAATGGATACGATAGAATTTGGGATTGTGGGAACTTAGTGTATGTTTGGCGTGATTGAGATTTTAAACCAAAAAAAGGTTAGCGATAAATAGAAATATGCAAAAACAAACTCGTAGTCTATTAGAGGAACTTGAATCTCTGGGGGACAAGAGAGATGCTTCTCATCTTATAGAAAGTCGCGCGTCAAATATTATCACAAGCGCTATCAATTTGTTAGATATGATTAGCAAGCAATATGGACCTGAAAAGGCCGAGATCCTGGAGAGAAAATTGCTGAACGCTATCAAAAGTAGGGATCAGGGTAGATTTATGAAATCATTAAAAAGGGCTGATATTAATGTCAACGAATAATTTTAGAGACCTGATCGATCAGATAGCTAACATAGATACTATAGCAGAATCTATCATAATAGTGGAGGCAAAGGGCCATTTAGAACATCCCGAGGATCTAGTCTTTATAGAAGGTATACCAGGCGCCGACCGAGCCCTAAAAGCAATTCAAAATACAGTTAAAAATCCTACTATAGTAACTATTAAATATGACGGATATCCTGCATTAATTTTTGGTCGTGGAATCAATAATAAGTTTTCTATTATGGATAAACACATGTTCAATAAAAAGGATGGTTCGGGCAGAGCCGTTTATAGCGCTGAACAATTTATTCAATATGATATAGATAGGGGAGTAGAGAGAACTGGGCTGCATCAACTAATTCAAAACATTTGGCCTGACTTGAAAAAGTCTAGTGCGGGTTCCAAAGGATATTATTGGGGGGATTTATTGTTTAGCCAACCTCTAAAAGCCAAGAATAACATGTATAGTTTTCGTGCTAATCCCAATGGGATATCATATCAAGTGAAGGCTAATAGTGATCTAGGAAAATTAATGGCGAATAAAACTGCTGCTATAGCAGTTCACCAATATATTATACCAAATGCTGTATCAACTGATGATGCGACTACATTAGATGGTACTATAGGGCAACTTAAAAACAATAGTAATGTGGCTATCGTGCCCAGCAAAATGCCAAATACTCCCACGCTAAAGCTTAACGCTGCCCTAGTAAATAATGTAAAGAAGATTATTACTCAATATAATAGCGCAATTGAACAACTAATGTCTACTGCGCCCCTGGCACGCAATACTTTTAATCAATTATTTACTACCTATATAAACAGAAAAATAATATCAGGTGACTTGAATAATTTACTTAGTGATTTTATGGCGTTTGTAGAGTCGCGCCCCATGACTGATAGCATGCGTCAGAAAACAACAACTCACCTATCTGAAAATCCTGAGGGATTATCTGGAGTATTTTCGTTATGGATTGCGTTATATAACTTAAAAATGGATATTGTATCCCAGCTGAATACCGCAGCCGAAGATAGTCCTGTACAAGGTTATTTACAAGATGGTACCCAAACACAAGAAGGATTTGTAAGCCAAGGGCTGAAATTTATAGATCGTATGGGATTTAGTAGGCAAAATTTTCAGGGAAAGTGAACCAAAAGCGATATTTTTTCGAAATGGGATAAATATTATCAGAGCCCGAAGGCTCATAACATAAAGGAAAATATATAATGGCACAATTTACAAAGGTTAGTGGTGACTATCTACCAGTGATTAACATGGACTCTGGAGCATACACCAGCGCAGGTCTAAATGCTCTTAGTTCAGGAAATACAGTTCAGGCTCAAGGTCCTAAGTTGCTATACTTGACTGTAACAGGAACTGGCGCATTATCCGGCGCACAAGTGAATACAATTGTTCAAGTTACACAGTCATTGGCTGTAATACACATGTATGAGTACACTGATACAACCAACGACACATTCGCAATGGGTATTTACCCAGTCGATGCATGGACAACTGCTGATCTAAAAACCGCAGTTGAAAGCGCGTTTACCGCAGCAGGTACACCTAATACTGTTTCTGTAACCGCTACCGCAACATTCACTAACTAAGAATACTTAGTAAGTGAAAAGCCCGAGAATTAATTCTCGGGCTTTTTTTGCGTCATAAATAAACGCATGGCCTTTACTGTTCGTTGCTATACGCTGTTTGATATTACACAAACTGGAATTGTTAGTAGGAGAAACACTAATAATGAAGATTCCTCTTGGGTACTCAAGCGAAATCAACAATGTAATTTTGACACTATTATACAAGCTATTTCACTGCGTTCACAACCAGAAAGTATTACATCACCAAGCAAAGCACTACTATTTTTTAAAAATAAGCATAATTTTGGGTCATTGTTTGATAAGAAAATACCTCATGAAATACCTTTTTGGTCATTTGATTTTGAAATAAATTACGCAAATGTATTCAACGATGGGATAAATGATTTGGGACTTTTATATAGTGATTGTGATACTATTCCCATGATTAAATGCCCAACGACATGGGACAAACTACCAAATTATTTGGATATACATCCTAATACAAGAAATATATATTTTGAGGTACTTAAAAATGATTGATCACGATAGCTTGAAAAAAATTGAGTCATTTATAAACAAAGAGCTAAATGTAAGTTTATCAGATGCTTCTATTTTCAAGCATCCAGATGGCTCATATGAGTTGTTTAACAAGTTTATGATTATTAAAGAATCTGATTATAAATTTATAGTTTATACTCAAGATGATCAAAGAACATTTTCTTTCTTAAAAAACGCTGTGATGTGGTGTACTTTTAAAAAACGCGACAAATTTTATGAAATGAATAGGATAGCAGAAATAGACATGATGCTATCTAGTGTTGATTTGCTTATAGCACATCACAGACGGTTATCGACTAGGGCAAAAAATTTAGAAGATCAACTGTTATACATAGCAAAACTTAACGAAGACAAGTTAAAAAAACAAAGCATATTACACGAAATGAATAGGTATATAGTCGAGGCAAGATATTGGCAATTAAAAAAGTTTGCCAAACCCCTGAAATCACTAACCCAATGAAATTGATTTCAGCTTGACCCAAAGATACTAAAGTTTTACGCTCAATGATAAATACAAGACATAGTTTGGGAACCTAATAATGAAACTAACAGAATTCGACCAAAATAAATTAAATAATACGACACAGGCGTTGAAAGAAAATTACAATATTTCTTTGAATCTTTCTAAAATGTCGTTACCAGCATCGCGCACCATGCTGACTAAAGTTAGGAATTTAATTAGTGAGGCAAAACAGTCCTCTAATTTTTATTCAAACCAGTCCAACGCATCGTACATGAAATTAGTATTCATGGAGCAAGCGTTGTACCATCATCTTACCAAATTGAGTAGCAAGCTTAGTCCACAAATAGTTGTAGAAAATGAAGAAGTTGATAAGTCACAAGTGGTATTGGCTGCTCAGGATATGGTTGACTCAGTACAAAAAATGATTATAGATGTAAGCGACATGCTAGTGAAGGAATTACCTGCTTTGGTTGATTCGATTCAGTCAGAAATTGGTGTTAATGAAAGCGGACAATTTAATTCGCAGGCTACAGAGGCGTTAACTTCATTACAGGCTGCCTTATCAATGAGTCAAACTTCGCTGAAAGATGCGTTGGGAACAATTACGGGTCAGGGTAATAGTGAAGAATTTCAACCTGATATGGACGACACAGATTCAATGGTAGAACCTGATCCAATAGATGGTGGAACGGATGAATTCGACTTGGATGTACCCAACGAAGAGATACCAGAACCAGAAGAAATGCCAGTTACTAGCGTAGGTAGGGCTAAACGATAACATGCGTTTATTTGAGATAGCTGATATCGACCCCCAAACCTCAAAGCTAATAGCAATAACGGATCAGCTACGCACAGATTTGGATAAAAATCCAGACTTATCTTGGTCTACAGATACTCTACTTGATTATTTTCAAAAATATGAGATATCGCTGGATGTTTCGGATTTATATGACATGATTAAACAACCCCCATTAAGTAATGTTATCAGTAATATTCAGGGAGATAAGGTTATATTTAATGGGCAATCGGAAGGTACACCATCAACATCGACAGACAAATCTGATAGTAAAAATATTGTTAAACAAATGGCAAATAAAGCTAATGATTTAACATGATCACGCTAACACCAGCAGCGATTGAAAAAATAAAAACACAATTGAAGCAACGAGGCAAGGGATTAGGAATCCGTATAGGTGTGAAGCCTACTGGCTGTTCAGGCTTGGCATACACCATTGAATTCACTGATCATTTTGAAGTGAATGATTATGTATTTGACTTTGAGGATTGTAAGATATTGGTGAATGCTCAATCGATAGAATACTTGACTGGTATGAATGTAGATTATGTCAAAAGGGGATTGGGTGAGGGATTTGAATTCACGAACCCATTAGAAAAAAGTCGTTGTGGTTGTGGGATCAGTTTTCGGGTATAGCTAGCATTGCTTTTCGGTCAGCTTTAATGTATAATTGTATCATGTATAATCCCAATAAATTCAATTACACCCCCTTGAAGAGAGAGACCATCGAGGGATCAAGAAAATATTTAACACCAGGCGGACTAAAACTCCCCAGTGTCACTACAATTCTAGACGCTACCCAAACTCAAGAAAAAAGACAGGCATTGGCTTCTTGGAGAAATAGAGTAGGGCATGAAAAAGCCCAATCGATTACGGTTGAGGCAGCTGGTCGTGGAACTCGCCTACACAAATTTCTAGAAAACTTTGTAAAAAATGGTAGCACGGGCGAGCCTGGATCGAATCCATATAGTATACAAAGCCATAAAATGGCAGAATCTATTATTACTCATGGGTTATCATCATGTGATGAGTTTTGGGGAACTGAAATTTCATTATATTTTCCTAAAATTTATGCTGGTACAACTGATTTAGTTGGCGTTCATGCTGGAAGTGAATCTGTTATGGATTACAAACAGACCAATAAATTAAAAAAGCGTGAATGGATTGATGATTACTTTATACAACTTCTATTTTACGGCACTGCCCATAATGAAATCTATGGTACTAACATTCGCAAGGGGGTGATATTTATGTGTACCGCCGATGTTGTATATCAGGAATTTATTATCGAGGGCAGTGAGTGGGTCAAATATGAAAATCAAATGTGGGAAAGAATAGAAAAATACTATCAAATGTTTGTCTGATAGGTAGCCATCTTTGGGAAAAGGTAATGATAAATAAGTGTAGGGAAAACTACACTTATGGCTATAGTACAAATATCAAGAATAATTCAACGATCTGGTGACCTGGTAGATTTACCTCAGTTAGCTGAGGCAGAATTTGGGTGGGCAACTGATGCTAAACGCCTTTTCATAGGAAAGACTGAACCCAATGAGAATATTGAAGTTTTAACTTCGTACTCAGACATAAGCTTTGGCCAAATTGAGGGAAGTTATGGTAATCTCAATCTCAATACTCCAGTTACTGGCCAAATTCTCACCTACAATTCATCATCGAATGTATGGGTTAATACAGGCGGCAATGCGCTAAACCCGAGTAATACCTCACAATATAGTAACAACCAAGTTCATTTAGGCAACGTGGGCAATGTAAAACTGGGTGGGGGGTCGATTGGATATGTATTAGAAACTGATGGTAGAGGCAACTTATCTTGGAGTAGCAAAGGCACACTTAGGAATAATATTCTTGCGTTAAGCAATTCTACACCGGTTATAATGACTATTGATCCCAATACACCATATACACGAGGGTTGCTAATAACAATAACTGGTGCTAATGCTACTAATGCTAATACTATAATCAATGGTAAAAGTTTTTATATAGGGCTGTCTGTAGATTTTCCTACTTCAGGCAATGTGGCTCTATATGCAGATTCAGGGTTAATTACTCCCTTAAATGGTTCTACTTTGGGGGCATATCAATCGAATTCTGGTGTATCTACCGCATTATTAGGTGGTACGGGAGCAGGTATTGGTACGCCTGCAGGCGCAGTTACGTCAATCCAATTTAATTCTGGGGCCGGAACTTTTGGTGGATCGGCTGGGTTAACGTGGGATACTGGGTCATCGTTGATGACGGTCACTGGTAACGTGAATATTTCAGGTACTACTACGACGGGCGCGCTGACTTCTAATGGTTCTATAACAGGATCACAGTTATATTCGACTGTTGTTAGCCCGACTCCACCCCTAGTAGTGACGAGTTCAGCTAGAATTGCTAATGCTAACGTACAGACAGCAGGAAATTTAATCAATGGTACAAGCAATGTCATAGTTACCACTAGTGGAAATGTTTCAATAGGCGTATCTGGAGTTGCTAATCTCGCGGTAGTCTCGTCGGATGGCCTTGGTGTTTCAAGAAATGCCAATATAACTGGCAACTTAAGGACTGGTGGGAATATAACCGCAGTAGGTAACGCAAACGTAGGTAACTTAGTTGTTAATGGTACGGTGTCTAGTACAACCCTAAGTACTACGGGTAATGCTAATGTGGGCAATATTGGCGCCAATAATGCGATATTTATAACTATACAAGGTAACGGTGCTGGATTAACTAATTTAGCAGCAAGTAATGTGTCTGGCCAAGTGGCCAATTCCTTACTCGCCGGAACAGTATACACAAATGCTCAACCAAATATAACTTCTGTTGGCACACTAACATCATTAACTATAAGTGGTAATGCCAATATAGGAAACATTGGCGCCTCCTCAGCGGTATTCACTGTGGTTAATGCTACTACAATTGGAAACATAGGTGCTAATATAATTGGCAATGGTATAGGGCTAACTTCTATCCCAGCGGCAAATTTAAATGGACAAGTAAATCTAACCTCACAAGTAACTGGTGCTTTGCCTATTACATCAGGTGGTACTGGGCAAAGTACTGTTGCGGCAGCTATCAATGCGTTGTTACCAAATCAATCGGGTAACGCAGGTAAAGGATTAGTTACTAATGGTACTGATATAAGTTGGACTAATACAGCGACTGAAACTTGGGTGAAAAACTTAATTAATACAATAGAGCCCATAGGTACAATTAAAGCATGGGCTGGTTCGATTAATAATATTCCCACAGGTTGGGCATTATGTAATGGTGCTAATGGGACATTAAATCTTTCGGACAGGTTTATAACTGGTTATGGATCGTCTAAACCACAAAACACTACTGGGGGCAACGACCCGAATCAGTTGAACACTCCTATTAATGGGTTTGCTGAATATAATGGATATCACTCTCATAGTGGGGCTACTGTAGGACATACACTTACTGAAGCCCAGATGCCATCGCACTTTCATACTAGTACAGTTCCCGGCGGCGGGTTCGTAGTCAATGTCCCTACTCCTTATGGATATGGTTTAGGATCTAATCCTAATGGGCTGCCGGTTTATCTAAACGGAGCAACTCAAACTGTAGGTGGAAATCAAGGGCACTCGCATGGTATTTTCGCTGATGGGCTACACTTCCATTTTGTCACTGGTACCGCCAGCTTACCTGGATATTCTGCTATAGCATTTATACAGAAAATAGCCAACTTGGTGTGAGTATGATCTACCGCGGAGCTAAAGCGCCGCGGCTTTCTCGAAATACCACAATTTTCACGGAATTGGAATTTCACGCTCGAAGATAAATACCATGTCATCATATTCTATAAAATAGGTTTATTGAATCTTGATGTTCTTATACTCCCTTTGGTGGAGTGTATAGTCTAGAACACTAAAAGGAGAATATCATGGGGCGACCCTTAAAAATAGCAAAAGCACAAGCTGTACTTACCATTACAGATACAAGCGACGTTACACAAGCAGTAACTGTTTCACAAATACTTTCAAATTTAGGCATTATTCCTGGTATGCCATTTGTTACCGCCACTAATGTGGGCGGGCTGACTTCAGGAATAACTTATTGGATACTTCAGATTACGGGGGATTCAACTTTTACCGTATCGTCCACCCCATTGAATGCTAATCCAGAAAGTACTCCCGTAGTGTTAACTACTACTAGTGCTCAAACCGTTTTTGCGTCAGTAGGTGTTATAAATACCGGATTTAATAATCCAGCAGGAGCCAGCAATACATATGGAGTAGTTGGTGGAAACACTGCTATTTTTGGAAATCAAGTTCTATGTACCGCCGCAATAGGGCGTGATGGCGTAGGAAGAATATTCAGTAATCTAGTTGCCAATACTAGCACAGGTATATTTGGCGTTGGTACTGACTTCGCCAATTTAGCAACTGGATCAGCATTACAAGTCCCTTCTGCCAATATTAATGGTACTACCGATTTTATTAATATTGGTTTTGGTACAGCAACAAAGGGAGATGTTAATGTGGTAGTAGCAAATACTAATGCGACTGGAAATATTATTGGAACGTCGGGCAATGCTCAAACATTAACATTAAATATGCCAGTAACATTTAACTCAAATTTTTCAGGATTAACTACTGGCACAACATACTTTGTCGCAAACATAGCTAATACAGCAGCATTCACTGTAGCTGGCACGCGAGGTGGCGCACCAATAAGTATCTCAACCACAGCAAACGTTACTGCGAATGCAACTCAGAATCGGGTGTTATTAGCTGCTAACTGTCCGATTGTGTTGAATGATTCACCCTTTATATTCGCATCTACTGAGGCTGCCTTCATTGTCCGCCAAAAGGGTAAACAAACGTATCTAGTTCAAGGTGGTACTAGTGGTTTAGTAGCAAAATGCCAAACAGCCAACGTAGCTAATGCGGCGCTAACTCCAAATACTTTTAGCATTATCGCAACTTACGCAAATGCCGCCAACGTATTTGTACAGTCGTTATCTAGCATGAATTCTGAAATTTTTGGCAATACTAATCCATTATTACAGAATGCAGCACCCGTTCAAGCTACATTTAATAGTGCGACTGCTGCTAACGTTAGTGCAGGTATTCCTCACCCAGTAGTATCTGTGAATAAGGCCTAAAATAAAATGCCCTTACACGTAGCCAAAATACAGAGAACAAAATCTACTAAACTAGATACTGAGGTAGCTATACTTCAGGTAAGAGTTAGTAATTTTGAAGAAAAATTCAATGATATAAAATCTGATATAAAGGCAGTTGATGCTAAACTAGATAAAAATTTCGAAGAACTTCAGTCTTTGTTAAAAGAATCTAATTTAGGCAACAGAGAAACACTTACTGCGATAGAAAAAAAGATTTCAGCATTGGAAAAATGGAGATGGATGTTGATGGGAGGTGGAGTTTTGCTTAGTTATTTCGGAATAGATACGCTCAGTAAATTAATCAAATGAGCTAAAGTAGAAGAAAAAAGCCGCATTATGCGGCTTTTTTTGTAAGTATAGTAAGTTTTTCTTTTACTATTTCAAAGTTTATCATATTGAATACTCCAGAATGAAGTGGCTTAGGGTAATTACCATCAACTACCCAAGCATATCCTAAATGTTCATCATTTAGTATTGGAGTGAATTCTTGGTTAACTGAACAAAAAAATGTATGGTATACGAACGTGTTATTTATGAATTTTTGTATGGGGACTAGTCTACCCCTATTAGGGAAAAATCCAATTTCTTCTTCACACTCTCGAACTAACCCTTCCAATAAAGTTTCAGTATCTTCTATTTTCCCACCAGGGAGTGCCCAAGTATTAATGTTTTTTGGATTATTTCTAAGCAGATAAAGGTACCTGTTAGTATTTTGTGAATAGAAAAAAATTCCTGCACTGGTATTATTCATGCGTTCATTGGTAAGGTGGTTGTTGTGAACTACTACACGACCAAAGATCGGGTAGCTTCCTGTTTCAGCGATATCCCATCAACTTGAGCCGTTGGGCCCTCATCAACAAGTGGTTTTATATCTTCACAGGCGTTAATTCCCGCCGTTCCGGCGGTATTTTTGATATTATCTCAGGTATCCC